AATAGGCCAAATCCAAACAGCCCTGTCTAAACCGCCAGCTTGCATTAACGGCAAAACGTCCGTTGCAGGGACAAGCATTGTCTCTGAGCTATCCATGATGTTCGACATTTCTGATATAGTGCTATCGTAAATACCGCGCACTTTGCAAGCTTCAATAACGCCTGTAATGCGTCTTGTAATCGTGTCTAGCTCGTTAGCTTGGTCTTCGTAGTATCTAAAAGGCTCAACAGGCACTAATGAATCAGTGTAATCAGCGGCATACATTGGTCTAGGTATGGGCCAAAAATCTTTTAAATTTAACGGATCTTTAACAGTTTTGCAGGGTCGTTCGCTTAACCCAGGGCACATAAACACAACTTCGCGTTTCTTTTTATCCCATATTTCCCAAACTATTGCACGTTTGAATGTGTCGTTTATATCTTCGTAATCTTCGCCATCCATTCCTTCTGGAGAATAATCTAAAGGAATATCTTTGGCAGTTTTAGGAAAATTTTCTTCTAACTCGTCTTTATCAAATGTGTGTTTAAAGGCAACCCACATAATTTCTTCCCACGTTCTGCCAGGGCCCCTACGAAAATCTGACCAACTAACATGTTCAAACTCTACTTCTTCACGTTCTAAAACTTCGTATTCGCCTTCGCCATCGATGCCTTGTATTTGTTCGTCTTTGCCAAACGCAGCTTCATACTTAACACGGGTAACACCGCGCCCTGTTATTTGGCAATCTTTGACCGCCATTTTCATATAACGATCAAAATCGTTTTCATCTAACGTAAACGACAAAGCCCTTTCTAAAACGTCAGCAATGGTTTTTCCTGTTTCATCAGCGTCACGATATCGACGACGAACATCAGGCTTTGGTGTTTGATTATACAAGGCAGGGCAAATTGTCTGGATGTTGGAATACAAAACATTAAAACGATCACCCGATTGATAGCGACCAATTGTCGTTGTGTTACTTTTTAAATCGTTCTTTTCGTCACGGTATCTTGAATTAACATCATGCGCTCGTTCACGCCAAAACTTTTCATCTTTAGATGCAAGATCAAGTTCCATTTGCCAGCGCTTAACAACACCTTGTGGTCCTTCGCCAGCGTCAATTGACTCTTCTAATGATCCTGTCTGCGCTACTGCTGCATCACTCATATGTTTTTATCCGTCATGCTGTGAGTATCATTTCTTGATACATTACTTTAAACAATCAAAAACTGCAATATTAATCATAAGTTGCGCTGCTTTGTTTAGCTGAATTTAACAAATCGTTAAATGTGACTGTTGATTTTCCACCAGCATTTAAAATTTTTCTTGGTTTATCTTCAATTTTTTCTACAGGTTCTTTCCAAACCCAAGACAAATATCGTAAAGCATCTGCGTAATGATTAGTCCAATCATGTACAGGTTTTTCTCTAAAACATTTTTTATGATCGTCCCATTCACGCCTAAAATTTGTTAATGCATCTAAAAATTTTTCTTGGTTTTCGTCAATCCACAATTTAGGAAAAAGTTGACGGGCAGCTATAATGCCCTGCTGTTCTGTGTTTGTGTTTTTTAATATTGATACATTTTCTAAACCATGATCTTTAGTAAATTGTTCGTAAACTGATCTTCCTGCCGCTGCCAACGTTTTAGCTTGAGCATCGTGCGGTAGCCAATGTTTGCCATAATTATCTGCCCACGGTTTGTCGTTAATAACGTCTGCGTAATGTTCTAAGTCGCGCCCGTTTGCATCGTATGTATCAATAATTCTAACTTCGCCAGCTAATACTTGAACAAACAATATAACCGTATCGTCAGAATAACCAATATCCCAAACGGTCATTACTGGCAGACTTTCGTCCCATTCAATTGGAAGAATACGCCCTTCTTTTCTAGCTTTAGTCAAATGACTACCGTAAAACGATCCAATTATTGCTGCCTCAAAACTGCAAAAATATTCTTGCTCAAATAGTGATCTGCCAAGTTCTTCGTCATACAAATCAATATATTCAGCCAAACTTTCGTCTAATTGAAATTGTGTCAAAGCACCAGTATCTTGAATACTAGACAGTTCTGCAAACCAATATTCGGATTTAACTGCCCTATCAAACATGCGTTTTGCATGATTAGATCCACGGGGCGTTGTAATAAATGCCGCTGTGCCATTAGATTCTTCAATCATTGGCTTGTGATAAGCCCAAGCCGCTGGATTGCATAACGCCCACTCTGAGTAAGCTATACCAACAGGGCCAGAACCAACCGTTGCGTCATAACGGTCAGATCCTAAAAGTTGCCAGGTTGATCCCCAGACAGTTTCAATAAACATATCATTATCGTTAATTCTTTTGCGTATCTCTGGCGGAAAAGCTTCGTCAATTCTGCGTTTGCCTGTGTGTCCGTTGACACCGTTCCAAATTGCTTTTCTTGCTTGAGAGTATTCGGGAAAGCAATGCCAGTATGTGCCAATTCTGCGTCTAGATAAATCACGGAAGCCGTTTAAAACAATTTCGTCTTTTCCCCAACGTCTATGTGCAATAGCAATTAATCGTTTTTGTTTTTGCTCAACCAGCGCTCTGTAAAAATCTTGTTGATACCATCTTACCGTAAAATCAACGTCCATCAGGCTTTGGCTCAAAATATGTATTAAAGCTAATATCACCTGTATGCTGATTATCAGTCTTTTCTGACAAGCCTAAATCTCTTGCAATAATGTTAGCGTTAAGCAAATCAGCCGCTGCTCCTGTAAACTTTTGATCCCGAATTACGTTATCTGCTCGTGTAGCGATATGCAGTAAATCTTTTGTCTCTCGATAGCTCAACCATGTGTTTAACGTCACATCAAGAAACCGACATAGCCCTGTAATCGTCATAGCTCGCACTTTTGGTATCTTAACTATCTCCACTTGACCGCCAACATTCATTGCCTTGCTTTCGTACAACGGATTGTCTTCAATCCATTCAAAATACTCAACACAGGCATTCCACAACACATCTGGATCGCTGTATTTCATTGGCGGCCCGTGTTTCGTTCTGGCTTCCCAGAATTTATTTCCTTTTGGTGCAGCCATGCAATTTGTTCCTATTTTTAAAAGCCCCCCAATCTAATCAGGGTAAAATTGGGGGGTAGTTTAAGAGAGGTAAAATATTATTAACCTTATTAATCTTAATTGTCTACCCTTCCACAAAATTGCGTTGGGCCTTTATGTTGTCCATCAAACAAATACCAAGCTGAATTTTCCATTCCTGATTTATTATCAAACCATTTTACTCTGCCAATAGATTGAATTGTTACACAATGTTTCATGTGTTTCGCCATGCGTTTATTGTGCATCATGTCAGCGGGTAGTAATAACCAAGCTGGAGCTAATTTGCACAAGTGTTTTATAATCGATTCTAACACATCCCATTGGTAAGGCGGGTTGGTTACAAAAGCATCACCGAAGCACTTATTTAAATCCATTGCGTCTATGCAGTAGATGTCGTTCCGTTGTGGCTCAATGTCGCCTTTGCCTTTAACTGTAAAGTAATGATCTTCTAAATGGTTAATCAATGCACCGTTGCCAGCGCAGGGTTCGTGATACGTTTTATCGGTGCTTAAATGCCGAAACAATGGAACAACTGCTTCGTATGGAGTTGGGTAAAAATCTTTTTCTATCCGTTTAAATTCAGATCGTTTGCCCATTATTTTAATTTTCTTAATTCAAATTCAAGAACAGCTAAAGCGTTCCAAGCGGCATGGCTGGAGTGCAGCAATTTCGATTCACTGTCTACACCATCTTTAATTGCATGTCTCAATAAAGCTCTTTTGTATCTGGTAAATCCATTCTGAACGCTTTTCCATGCTTCCCATCCGTAGCCCTTTTCGACTGCGCCATAATTACAGATTTTAGAAACTTCTGACAATGCGTTTGGAAATTGTTGCAGAACAGTTAGCAAATCTATTTTTCCATTGTCCATTTTTGCACCATCTTCACCAAGCGTCTTTCCTGTTGGATCAGTTTCTTTTTGTGCATTTTTGTACATTCCAATTGATCTCATTTTTTTATCCTAAAACGGAATTTCGTCGTTTAAATCGTCGTTGACTGCTTTAACTTTAGAATCAGGGAACACCTCTTTGATTTGGTTTACCAGCTTCATGCTATCGCTTTCAAGTATTCGTCCTATTTCATCTAACGAATAAACAGAGACACCTTCCAACGCTGGGTCTGTGCGAATAGCTTTGATTGCGTCTGCGTTGCCTTGTGCTACTGCAAACTTAAAACCATTGTCTGTTGTGTGGCTCCAGACGTTTGGCTTTAGCGGGAGAGCGCCAGATGATGTGGCATCCGAATCCATTTTTTCCCAACCTTTAATTAACACCGCTGATCTTTTTGCAACTTCATTAGGATCGTTATCAATGATCGCTTGATCTAGTTTTGCTTTAGCTGATCCAAACTTAGATGCGATTTCTGGGCTAACTAAACTCATAAGTCGATCACATCCCCACTTCAATTCGTATCTGTTTGCAATTCGGTCAAGTGGTTTTATTGCATGGTGTATGCTATCAGAAATTGTATTTCCATATTCAACATGATTAGTAAACTGATCTGGTTTTTGTTTTTTTGTTTTAGCCATTGTTTAATCCTTTATTTATTTTCGACATAAGATAGAAATATCCCCACCGCCCCACACGGGGGGGTATATTTATATACCCTTGCTGTGTGTATAGGTTAAGTAATTGATATTGCTTAATAATATACCTTCCTGTGTAGCCCTTACACCCGACAAACTATTATCGTTATATTTCAATAAGTTACATGGCATTTTAAGCAAATATTCAATAAACCTTACACAGCAAGCAACATTGTTTATATTTATCAATAACTTAACCCTGTTTTTCATCGTTTTTGCACCCTAAACCCCTTGCGGTCAATGTTAACTATTTTGCCCTCATCTACTAGGTCATTGAAGGCTTTTAGTAGTGGCCCTTTCTTCTCATTTGGGAAAGCTTTTGGCAATGCCGTCTTAACAATTCTGCCCTGCGATTTATTAGATTTGTATGGCGTATTATCGCACCAAGCTGATTCAATTTCAGTTAATATATCTTCTTTTAACTTCGTGTTATTGATCCTATCCAATTGATCTGGCGACGATGGCATCACCATTACGCCTTTATCCCAAATAAGAGTAATATCGCTTTCGCCACCAATATCAGAGTAGTTAGATTTCTTTCTAGATAACACCCTTAATTCGTCGCTGTCCTTCACTCTCTCTAAGTATGCGCGGCTTCTGACACTGTTCTCCCAAGCCGTTGATCCTGACAACCCAGAGCCGCTTGCAAGGCCCGACAACGATGGATGCGCTAGAAGTATAACCGTAGCATTAAACTGCTTAGTCAAAGACCCTAAATAAGTCTTGCAAAACGTGTTTACTTCTCTACGAACATTCTCATTTCCGCCAAACATATCAGCTGCTGTGTCAAGAATAACTAAAACGTCATCTCGATCTTTTTTAATTTCTTTAATCTTATCACATAGTATCTTATAAAATTCACCCGACTTTGCTTCGCCTTGGCTTGGAAAAGTAACAATAATATTGTCGCTTCCAACTCTAGGCCACAGCGTCAAATCGTCGGGGCCAGCGTCAAATTCTGCAACGCCTAGCCAGTTATTTATGTCTAGTTGCCTGCGCTTTAGCTCCAATGAATCATCTTCACACATAACGCAAATCACTGGCATCTGCTTAGTTGTTATACCAAAGAAATCTTTCCCCATTGCAACACAATTGGCAAACTGGTGAATTAATAAAGATTTGCCAACACCACCAGCCCCAAAGAACAACCCCGTTGTCTTATAAGGAAACCATTGGTCTAACAGCCATTCTCTGTCAGGCAGAGGCCCAACAACGCTTGATGCCACAAAACTACCATCGCCTTCAATATCGTCATCAGTGACGTTTATTTGGTCTTCTAGATCATCAGGGCCAAAGTTCTTTGGTGTTAAGCAAGTAAGATCAAAACCATTCTGCTGCGCCATATGAAAGATTGATCCAGCGCCAATCGTTTTAACCTCACCGATTGAATTCCACAACCTGTCCGTTTCTGTTGCATCATACTTGGATGATCGCTTTGACCATTTGTGAAATAGCTCCAAACCTTCTGGCCCAACACTACCTTTTATTGCATGAGCCGTATAAACCCAATCGTCATAATGTAAGTCGTTGTTAGGAACATGGCATATCGCATTATCTATCTTTGCTAAATCTGCCATCTTTGTATCTTCAGCAAAATCAAAGTTTGTGTTTTCTGGTGGCTTTGATCCGTTTGATAATGACTTTGCCTTAATCTCTCCACGTTCTGCCAAGGTGTTGTTGCAAACGGCAATAAAAGCTGTGATGTCAGATGGTGAAATGGTTGTTAATGCTAATGGTGGAACATCTAAAAGACTATCGTCAGGCCAACTATAATTCTTCTTAGTGTCTGGGTGTTTTCCAGAGGCGCAAAATTGCTGACCTTCAGCCAGGACTTCAATACAGGCATCTTGTCCTTTGATTAAATATATCGCAGTTTTAGTTTTATAGAACGGCTCAGAACATTTAAAAACAAACAACGTCTTTGGGGCGTTGCCGATTCGTTCTGGAGCAAAACCTAGTTGATCAATCGCAATGTTACGAATTGTTTCAGCCGTTGCAGGGTCTTTAACATCAATGTCAACTGCAACAATGTTGTGGATTCCACCGCATAGTAACCCAATGTTGCTGTTGCCATGCTTGGCGTAATCTTTGGCAGCTTCTGGCCTAGTCTGCCATGCTTTTAAAATAGGCACTTTACCATTTAGCGGGGTTACATCGTAACCTAGTGTCGCCAATTCTTCTGCATACTTTTCGTATCTCATAAGGTCGTACCCTTTTCTGCTTCTAATATCGCGTAGCCTATCATTGTCACTATTTGAGGAACAACTGCATTTCCTAATCCTTTAAGTCTGTCCACCCGATTGGGAACCCCATGAGCCACTCGACCCACTCTGGGTTCAGGGAGCCACCGACAGCTGCGTTCAATGGCAGACTGTTCCTTTCGTACTGGCTTTTCCCCCCGTTGTTTGCCGCGTCCTGAGTTGTCGGCCACAAATGAGGGCTGTTTACTTGATCTACTAACCGAATCTGTATTGGTTGACCGTTTTCCCTGTGGGTCTTGCCCTTTTTCAGTAACCCTGATGTCCCACCTTCGCCCGTGTCTGGTGTGCGCCAAAATGAAGACCCGATTTCGCCTGTGTGGCGCTCCGACCCCAGCCGCAGGTAAAATCCAATATGTCGATTGGTATCCAATACTTTCCAAGTCAGCGAGTGTCCTAGCGAGGCCCATTGGTTCGTTAACAAAGCCTTGGACATTTTCGCCAATGACCCATTTAGGCTGTAACTCTTCAATAATGGAAGCCATCTTAGGCCAGAGATCACGGTCTTGTGTATCAAGATGGCCCTCTCTTTTTCCAGCAACGCTCCACGGCTGACATGGGAATCCTCCTGTGATAACATCAATTCTTCCAAGTCCATCTGCATCGAACGTCCTAACATCATCAAATATTGGCACATCTGGAAAGTTCTTAGCGAGTACCTTCTGTGCGTAATTTTCGCGTTCTACAAACGCTACTGTTTCAAAACCGCCTGTGCGTTCAAGTCCAAGACTAAAACCGCCAATGCCGCTAAACAAATCTAAAACTTTTAATTTTTCCAAGGTCGTACCCTTTGATAAAATGTTTAGGGTTTTTCGGGGCTACCATGACAGCAACCCCGAATATCCCTTTCAGCGGGGCGGGTACGAATCAACCCACCAAAAGATCTAAAACTCTTCGTCACCTTCAACAATAGTTGCAGCTTGCTCTTTTAGACAATCTGGACGATCTGCCCATTTCTTGACCGTGAACTGTGGGGCAGAAGTACCGCCTTTGGCAAATTTAATGTCTTCTATGCCCGACAAAACAGCAATTACTGTTTCGCCTGATCCACCGTCAGCTTTAATGGCTTTCATTAAGCTAACTAATCCCGCCCAAGAACCTGCTCCGCTTTGTGTCCAGGTTGCTACGTTGTCTTTGCCTAAAGCAAGGCGAATTGAAAAACCTTTTTTCCAACGGTCTTCGCCTCGATCCGCTGGTTGCGCTTGGTCAAATCGAGCTGGGGTTGTGTTCCAAACCCATTCGGGAGCAACGCCAGGCGTTCCATTACTGAAGCACCACCCAGTTCTTAATGTGTCTAAATCCCAAGCCACACCCTTTTTCATCTTCTCTGTGACATTCTCAAGTCCATCTTCTGTTCTGAGACTAAATGAACGCGATGGCATAGAGCCGTCTAACTTTTCACGGGCGTGAAAGTTTAACCACGGGCCTTCTGAATTTCCACCAGAGTTGTTTCCTTCATCAAAATCGTACATTGTGTTGTTTTCCTTGTTTTGTTGTTTTGCCATTGTTGGCTTAGTTGTTGTAAACAATTTGTTAACTAAAGTCAAATATTAAATAATTCTTTTCTAACTTCTTCATCCCCGCGCCAATAAAAAGAACTAGGATCAACAGGAACGACTGACCGCAATAGCTCTTTGTCTCCTAACCGCAAGAACGCCTCTTGCCTGGTTAGATGTACTTTAATTTCAGTCATTAGTTCATCAGCATCACCGTCCTCTTTCATCTCGCACTTTTTGGGAGTAACGTACAAAAATTTAACAGCGGTGTTTCCGCTAGACTTTTGGTAAAAAGCACGTTGTCGTTGATGCTCAGTTGACATTGTGGACGGCATCCGCATCGTTGTTTTTAGATCAACAATTAAGCCGTGTTCTGGGAACTTAAAATCTATAAATCCTATAAACAGAATCGCCCAACCGTCTCCTTTAGCTTGCATGCTCACACGATGTTGGTCACCGTCTTCTGGAAAGTCTGGAACTCCGTAAGGCTCTAAAGCCTCAACCGCTAATTCGGTCATTGGCTGGATGTTTGACCGTTCTTTAATTGAGGATCCATCGTCAAATTCCATCATTGTCTTATTGTCAAAATCGTTAACCGCTTTCGCAATTGCGTTGTCAATCGGCATTTTGCCTGTGATCGTGTCGGCTACCGCTTGCTCCGTAAAAATTCCTCTCCACATGGCTGGTGATGCACCGCCTTTATTGTTAAACAAATAATGAGACACCCAGGCACTTGGGCAACCAATCCATTTGTTTATTTGACTAATGCTAGAATGTTTAATCCCGTGCATCTCAAAACCGTTCATTTTTGTTCACTTCCATATCTTGCAATTAATAATGCCTCTGCCCTGCCGTCATCTTTTACGCGCACAAATTTATCCGCTAGATCTGGGTATAGGCGCGTTGCCAACAAACGGCTGTGGTCTTTCTCTTTAGATA